CTGGTCAATTCGTCGTCGGCCATGGCGCTTTCGGCGGTTCATGCCTGCGCCAACCTGATCAGCGGCACGATTTCCTCACTGCCTTTCGAGCTTCATAGCCGGGGCGGCGATGGTTTGACCGAGGTTGCGGGGCTGCACCCGCTCCATTCGGTGATCTACGAAAGCCCGAACTACGAACAAACGGCGCTGGATTTTTGGGATTACCTCTGCCTGTCGCTGGAGCTTTGGGGCAACGCTTACGCGCGCGTGGAGCGCAGCGGCGGACGGGTTGTGGCGCTACTGCCGGTAGCCCCCGAGGCAATGACGGTTCGGCGGCTTTCGTCTGGCTCGCTGGAATATCGGTGGACGCAGGACGGGGCGCATATCGTCAAGTCGGATCGCGACATTTTGCACATTCGCGGCCCTGGCGGTGACCCGCTGGGCGGCATGTCCCCGCTTCGGATGGGGCGCGACGTGTTTTCTGCGGCCTTGGCGGCGGACCGCGCTGCGGGCAGCATGTTCAAGAACGGCCTGCGGGCTTCGGCGGTCCTGTCATTTGATGAGTGGCTGACGCCGGAGCAACGGGCTGTGACGGATACGCGGCTAACGGAAAAGTACCTTGGCGCGATCAATGCCGGTCGGCCTTTCGTGGCCGAGGGCGGGGTCAAGTTTCAGCAACTCAGCATTTCGCCGGAAGATGCGCAGATGCTGGAGACGCGGAAATTTGGCGTCGAGGAAGTTTGCCGTTACTTCGGCGTCCCACCGGTGATGATCGGTCATTCCGGGGCTTCGACGGCATGGCCGACGAGCGTTGAACAACAGATGATCGTGTTTCAGACCTACACCCTGCGGCGCCGGGTGAAGCGGATTGAGCAAGCGGTCAACAAGCAGCTTTTGAGCGCAGAGGAACGGGCGGCGGGCCTGACCACGCGGCTCAACATGGATGCGCTTTTGCGCGGTGACAGCGCCTCGCGGTCGGCTTTTTACACGGCCATGTCTGGCATCGGCGCCATGACGATCAACGAAATCCGGGCGAAGGAAAACCTCCCGCCCGTCGCCGGGGGCGATGTGCCCCGGATGCAAATGCAGAATGTGCCAATCACCCAAGCGGGGGCCAGCGATGGAACAGTTTAACTGCGCCCTTGAACTCAAGGCGCTGACGGACGAGGGCGTTATCGAGGGTTACGGCTCGATTTTCGGCAACGTCGACCACGGCGGTGACAAGGTGATGCCTGGGGCCTTCACCGAAAGCTTGGTTAAGGCGCGGCAGACGGGCCGCTCGGTCAAGATGCTGTGGAACCATGACCCGTCGCAGCCTATCGGCGTCTGGGAGGATCTGGCGGAGGACGCCAAGGGCCTTTGGGGCAAGGGGCGGTTGGTGATGGACGTCCCCAAGGCGCGCGAGGTTCACGCGCTCCTGAGGGCGAAGGCGCTCGACGGGCTTTCCATCGGATACCGGACGAAGGCAGCGGAGCCGGAAGGCAATGTGCGCCTTCTGAAGTCGCTGGACCTTTTCGAGATTTCGCCCGTGACCTTCGCGATGAACCCGCGCGCCAAGGTGACGTCGGTAAAGTCCGATGACGAGATCATGAACAAGCTTCGCGCCGGGGACCGGCTGACGGAGCGGGAATTCGAGACGTTGGTCAAGGGTCTTGGCCTCTCGAATTCGCAGGCGGAGCGTGCCGCACGCATCCACCTGAAAGGTCAGGGGGACCCTGACGCTGCGGCGAGTGAGGCCGTCCGCTTCTGGGCAGCCATGCGGGGCTAAGCCCCTTCACCCGACAAGACAGGAGATCCCCATGTCGGACGAAACCAAGACCGCCGAGAAACTCGCGGCGGAAACGAAAGCTGCATTCGACAAGTCGCTGGACGCGGTGCGCGAAATCGCCGTCGAAGCCAAAGGCAAAGCAGAGGCGGGCGAAAAGCTGGCCGAGGGCTTCAAGCAGAAGGCCGACGAGGCGCTTACCGCCATGAACGGGCTTCGCGCGCAACTGACCGAGATCGAGCAGAAGATGGCGCGCGGCGCCCCGGCCGATCAGGGCCAGAACAAAACCGCTGGTCAGGATTTCGTGGACTCGGACGAGTTCAAGACCTTCCAGGCCAGCGACTTCGCCCGCTCGGGCCGCGCCCGGATCGAGACGAAGGCAACGCTGACCAACTCGACCGCTGCGGCGGCTGGTGCGCTCGGCTCGGCGCTGGTTTCCACCCGCATCGCGGGTGTGGTCGACCTGCCGCAGCGCCCCATGACGGTGCGTTCGCTCTTGGCGCAGGGCACCATGGACGGCCAGTCGCTGGACTTCGTGCGCGAGCATTCGTGGAACAACAACGCCGGGATGGTGGCCGAAGGCGCGGCCAAGCCGAGTTCCGACTTCCGCCTGGAGAACGTGTCGACTTCGGCCCGCGTGATCGCCCACTGGATGAAGGCATCGCGTCAGGCGCTTTCGGACCATTCGCAACTGCGGTCCATGATCGATGTGCGCTTGGCCTATGGCCTGGACTTCAAGGAGGAAGACCAACTCCTGAACGGCGACGGGACCGGCCAGAACCTGCTTGGCATCGTGCCGCAGGCGACCGCCTACACCAACCCGCTTGCGTCCGGCGACACGCAGTCCATCGACAAGATCCGCCTGATGACGCTGCAAGCGGCCCTCGCCCTCCTGCCGCCCGATGGGATCGTGATCAACCCGGCTGACTGGGCATGGATCGAGCTTCTGAAGGACACCACGGGCCGCTACATCATCGGCAACCCGCAGGGCAACATCGGCGCCTCGCTCTGGGGTCTTCCGGTCGTCGCGACCCCGGCCATGACCATCGACAAGGTTCTGGTCGGGGCCTTCAAGACAGGCGCGCAAATCTTCGACCGGTGGGGGACCACCATCGAAGCGGGCTACGATGCCGATGACTTCACCAAGAACCTCGTCACCATCCTGGCCGAAAAGCGCCTCGCGCTGGCGACCTATCGCCCCGGCGCCTTCATCTACGGCGACTTTGGCCGCGTGGCTTAAGCGGCTTTCTGAGGGGGCGGGCAACTGCCCCCTTTCCCAAGCCGCTTTCGGAGGCATCCCATGGAATACACGGTTGAACGTCAGCACTTTGGCGACCGGCTTTACATGCCGGGCGATAAGCGGACGGCCTCGCCCGCCGATGTGCTGCACCTGGTGCGCCTTGGCGTGCTGATCGAGGTCAAGGCCGAGGTTGCGCCGGAAGTGAAGGAAGACAATCCGAAGCGGGGCCGCAAGTGAACGGCGCGCCCTTCCTCGTCACCGGGCCAACGGCGCTGCCCGTCTCGCTGATCGAGGCGAAAGAGCGTCTGCGGCTGTCGGAAGACTATGACGACGGCGACGTGGAGGCGATGATCGCTTCGGCGGTGGCTTTCCTGGACGGTTATCGGGGCAAGCTGGGCCGGGCGATCATGCCGCAGGTCTGGGCGCAGGAATGGGAAGACGGGGAAACCTCGCTGGCGCTGGCCTTGCCGGATGCGTCTGGCATTGTGGTCAAGGCCGATGGGGTGACAGTTTCTGACACGCTGTATTCGGTGAAGCTGACGGCCTCGGGGTCTGTGGTCGTTCTGGACGGCGTGGCGGGCGATGTGGTGCGGGTGGAATACACCTGCGGCCTGCCTGCGGACCGCCTGCCGGTGGCGAAACAGGCGGTCCTCCTGATGGTCGGTCAATACTACGTCGAGCGCGATGGCGGGCAGGCTGACCGGCGCGCGATTGATTGGCATATCGACGCCCTCCGGCTGGTGCGTGTCTGATGATCGGCGGCATGGATACCCGGATCACGCTGCAACGCGCGGTGGAGACGCCAGACGGCATCGGTGGCGTGACGAAGGCATGGGCCGACATCAAGACGGTCTGGGCGAAGATCGGCGCGGTTCGCGGGTCTGAGGCTGTGGCCGAGGGCCGAGTTGCGGCGGTCGAGACGGTGAAATTCACGATCTGGCGGCGCGACGATGTGGGCGAGGCGGCGCGGATCGTCTGCGGCGGCGTGGTCTGGAACATTCGCAACGTGGTCACATCGTCGGAGCGCAAGCTGTCGCTGGATATCGTCGCAGAGCGCGGGGTGGCGGGGTGAGCGTCGAGATAAAGGGCCTCAAGGATCTTGACGAGTGGATGCGCAACACCGCGCCCGATCTGTCGAAGAAGCTGGCGGGCGATATGGTCTTCGACGTGGCGAAAGCCATAGCGGACCAAGCCAAGGAATACATGCCGGTGGATACCGGCTTGCTCAAGGCGGCGACGAAGCCGGTTCGGGTTTCTGCGGGCGGCAAGCCATCGGCGGGCGTGGCGGTGCGGGGGCCGCGCGCGAGCGCAAGCAATCCGTTCGGCTATGCCTTCTATTGGTATATCCTGGAATACGGCGACGGCCCCGACAAAAAGGAACACGCGATGTTTCGCCGGGCTGAGGAGAAGGTCAAATCCGGCCTTGACCGTGTGGAGTTCGCCAAGTTCCGCAAGCGGCTGACGGACGCGATCAGATGAGCAGCGCAGATGAGGCGATCCAAGCCGCTCTTGTCGAGCGGGTTTCCAGTCTTGGCCTGACCTGTGTTGACTTTGGGCGCGAGGTCGCGACCTGGCCTTACGTTGAGGCAGGCTATGTGACGTTGGCCCCATTCGACACGCAAACGTCAACTGGTTTCGAGTTTACTGCGACTTTGCATGTGCGGAGCCGGTCGGGCAGCGCCAAGGAAACCAAAGGCATTCAAGGGCAGCTTTACGCGGCCCTTCACCGGCAATCCCTCGCGGTCGAGGGGTTCCAGACTGTCCTTGTCAATTTTGTGGACAGTCGGGTTTTGGAGCCAGTCGGCTCCGCATTCCATGGGGTCAGCGAGTTTCGCGGCCTGATCACCACCTGAAAGGGGAAACACCATGGCCGCTCAACCCGGCATTGCTTTGATCGTGAAGAAGGCGGGAACGGCCATCGCTGGCATCCGCACGAACGAAATCGCCTTCGGCCTCGACGCCATCGACGTCACTTCGGGGGATGATGCGGGCTTCCGTAAGCTCCTGAATGCCCACACCGGGCAACACTTCTCCATTTCCGGTGACGGCGTGGAAAAGGGCGGCGTCCTCATGGCTCTCTGGGCCAGCCCGGCGACGTCCAAGTATCTCAGTGATGTCACCTTCACGATCCCGACCGAGGCCGCCAGCGGCGACGTCTTCACCGGGGATGTGGTCATGACTTCGTTCACCATCACGGGGGCGCACGACGGCGCGGTGGAGTTCAAGTATACGTTCGAATCCGCTGGCACCTGGGCGGCTGCCTGATGGGTGATATCGTCATGATCTACAAGGGGGCGGAATACCGCCTCCCTGAAACCAAGTTCTTCGCGGTGGGCGCGAAGATCGAGGACGTGGCCCGGCTTTTCGAGATCATGTCCTACCGGACCAATCCGCACTTCCACAACGTCGCGCAATGCATCGCCATCATGCTCAACGCGGCGGGCGCCAAGGCCAAGCCGGAAGAGGTTTACCGGGAGTTGATGGCGCCGCTTTCGAGCGGTGGCGCCAGCGACTACCTCATGAATTCACTGTGGGCCATTGTCGAGGCGCTGTTTGACGGTGCGCCGACCGGTGAGGGCGGTGGCTCGGGGGAGCCGACGCCCGCTTCGTAAAGACCGCATTCCAGATCGCGGTTCACCGGCTGCAATGGCAGCCCTCCGAGTTCTGGACCTGCCCCCCGCTCCATTTCTGGTGGGCGGTCGAAGGGCTGGAGCAGCCCGAAGAGCGCGGCATGTCCAGCGGGACGCGGGCGAAACTTCTTGAAATGCTGGAAGAGGCGGGCGGCTGATGGCGTCAACGCGAGATCTTGTCGTCCAAGTTACGGCAGACACGTCGGGTTTGGCGTCTGGCATGGCCAAGGGGGCGCGTTCCCTTGCGGACATGGAAAAGCAGGCGCGGCAAGCCGAGCGGCAGATCAAGAAGATTGGCGAAGCGGGCGCGTCATTTCAGCGCCTTGTCAACGATTTCGCCGGGGTAACGCAGGCGCAGAATGGCGCGGCGCGGGCTTCGGCGGAAGCCTTCCAAGAGTTCGCCCGGCTTGAAGATGCGGTGAATGACCTGCGTGGATCGCTCGACCCGGCCTATGCCGCGACGAAGCGATACGAAGCCGGGCTGCAACAACTTGACACTGCCTTAGCCAAGGGGGTGATTTCGTCGGACAGCCACGCGGATTCTGTCAGGCTCCTTGACGATGAGTTCGCGCGTGCCACCAAGTCGGGCGGCGGCATGGCGAACACCATGCGGGGCGTTTCGCAGCAGCTTTCCCAAGTCGGCCAGCAGACGATGGCGACGGGCAATTTCGTGCAGGCGCTGGCCATCCAGCTGCCGGATATCGGGCTTGCCTTTGGCGCGGTGGGCGCGGCCGCGGGCCTTCTGGCGGGCGTGGCGCTGCCCATGCTCATGTCGGCTTTCGGCGGTGGCAGCGAGGCCGCTGATCGGCTGAAGGAAGCGACGCAGAACGCGGATTCCGCGATTTCCGCCATGCACGCGGCGGCGCAAGCTGCAACTCAGCCTATGGCCGATCTGGCGCAAAAGTACGGGCTTGCGGCGACTGAGGCACAGCGGTTCCTGGCGACAGTGGCCGAGGCGCAGTCGGCTGCGGCTATGGCGGCGGTCCAAGAGCAAATCGCGGCCCTGGCCGAAAGCTTCGGTAACCTCTACCAAGAGGCGGGCCGGGGCGGCGGCAAGATCACGGCCCTTGCGCAGGAGATGGGGCTGACGACGGCGCAAGCGGTTGCGCTTCAACAGGCGCTCGACGCCATGCGCAACGCCAGCGGGCTTGATCAGCAGGAAGCGGCGGCTGTTCGGTTGCATGACGAGCTTTTGAAGATTTACGGCTCCGTCGAAGCTATGCCGCCCAAGATGCGCGAGTTCGCATCTGCCACGGCCGACGCGGCGCAGAAGGCGCTCCAATTCCGTAACCCGCTGGAGAAAGCCGCCGACGCGATGGCGCGGCTCTTGGGCTATGAGCCGGGCAGCGACTTCCTCGCGTTCGCGATTGATCGCGCAAATGCGCTCGGCCAAGCACTTTCGGCGGCTGTCGCGGCAAAACAGAAGCTGGCTTCGGACTTCACTGTGGACGCCTCGGCAGGAAGCCCGCTTGGGTCAATCGCTCTGCCTTCGCCATCTGCGGGCGAGGCTCCTGCGGCCATGATCAACGCTGGCTCATGGGGCGGAAAAGGTGGCGGCGGCGGTGGGGGCGGGAAAGCCGACGCCTTCGCGCAGCAATTCGAGGCGCTGCAAAACTCGCTCAAGAGCCAAGCCGACCTTGAGCTTGAGCAGTACGCCAAGGACCAAGAGGCGCTGCAGCTGGCGCTCGACAAGAAGATGGTCACGCTGGAGCAGTACCATTCCAGCATCGAGGCCCTGCAACAGGCGCACCAAGAGCGCATGTCGGAAATCGACCTGTGGAAGTACGGCACCGGGCTGGAGCAGGCCCAATCCTTCTTCGGATCGATGGCGACGGCGCTGCAGGGCGGCAACGAGCGCATGGCCAAGATCGCGCAGAAGTTCGCGGCGGTCGAAGCCCTGATCAATGCCTACCGCGCCGGGTCGCAGGTCTTGGCCGATCCGTCCTTGCCGTTCTTCGCCAAGATCCCGGCCGCGCTGTCTATCATCGGCGCGGGCATGAAGATGGTTTCGGCCATCAAGGGCGGCGGGTCCAGCGGCGGCGGCGCGGCCTCGGCGGCAGCATCCAGCGCGACCACGGCGCAGCAAGCCCCGGTGCAGGTCAACATCGCGGGCTTTTCGACCGGGCAGGCCATCGACGGCGCGGCGCTGGTCAGGGCGCTCAAGGAAATCCAGTCTGATCGGGGAATCCAGATCATATGAGCATCGCGATTTCCAGCGCCCGCACGGCGGAATTGACCGGGCAGACGGAAAACCCTTTTTTCGCCTGGGACAATTGGGCGGCGGGCGCGACCTACGGCGGCGCAGCCACGCTGGCCGATGGGGCGGCGGCGAATGCCTTCAACGGCGCGACCTATGATGCTTGGCGCCCCAATGTCACGGCCACCACGGCGGCGCTATGGGTGATCTTCCCGACCGCGCGGGCGGTGAAATTCGCGGCCTTCGCTGCGCACAATCTCGGCACCCTCGGGGCATCGGTGCAGGTGCAATACAGCACCGACACCGGCGCGACCTGGACGGGTAGCGGTGTCGGCACGGTGGCGATTGCAGACGACAAGCCGATGGCCTTCCGCTTCGCGCCCGGCGTGTCTGCCACGCATTGGCGTTTCAACTTCTCGGGCCTGACCGCAGCCGATCCGGTCTACATCGGCGCGGCTTTCATGGGCGCGGAGCTGGTCATGCCAACGCGGTTCTACGACGGCTTTGCACCGATCATCACCCCGACCGATGTACAGCTCACGGCCAATACCACCGAGGGCGGGCCCTTCATCAGGCAATCGGTCAAGCGGATTGGCAGCACGCTCGATTGCACCTTCAATCACCTGGAGCCGTCATTCGTGCGGGGCGATTTCAGGCCCTTCCAAGAGGCCTACAACGCCGGTTCGCCGTTCTTCTTCGGCTGGCGCCCTGCGACCTTCCCGCAAGATATCCACTACGGCTGGCGCGCTGGCGATGCGCTGCGCCCGGTCAACTCGGGCGGGCTGGACTTCATGAGCGCGAGCATTTCGGCGCGGGTGCATGAAGCATGACAGAACCTGTCACCATCGTCGAAATCGACCTGCCGATGTGCGCCCGCGTCTTCGGCACGGCCCCTTGCACGGCGGCGCTCTCGGCCACCACCCCGCGCAAGTGCTTCAATACACGCGCGACCTGCGCCGATCCGGCCCACTACCTCGGCACGGCCACCCAAACGCTCCGCTTCGGCCCTAACCAAATGGGCCTGCCCCCAGGCCAGACGATCTTCCCGACGCTTGGCAGCGTTTCGACAAATCCCGCCGAAATCAACCTTTCCGGCGTCAACAAAAACACGTCGCCGCTGGGCAAGCGCGAGCGGGTGACCATCACCCTGACGGATTTCCGCTATCACGACACCCTCACCGATCCGTACCAGTCGCAGCGGGTAAGTGGGGCGGCGCAGTTCGGCGGCGTGGGCTATTCCCCCGAAGCCCTCGGCACCTTCTGGGGCCGCACGCTGGCGCGTCACCCTTACCACGTCGGCAAGACGGTGCGGGTTCGCCGGGGCGAGGCGGGCGCGGCGCTGTCGACCTATTCGAGCGCCTCTTACGTCATTGACAAGATCGAGGGGCCGGATGCCTCGGGCCGCGTGACGATCACGGCCAAGGATATCCTGGACCTCGCGGACAACAACAAAGCGGTGGTCCCTGCGGTTTCAAGCGGCAAACTCCTGGCCGCGATCACCGCGACCGATACCACGGCCACCCTGACGCCATCGGGCATCGGATCAGAGTACGGTTCAAGCGGCAAGGTCTGCATCGGGCGCGAGGTCTGCGCATACACCCGCACTGGCGATGTGCTGACCCTGACGCGGGGGCAGGACGGCACGGCGGCGGCTAGCCACGCGATCAGCGACACGGTGCAGGAATGCGCGGTGTGGGCCAATGCGCGGCCCTGCGATGTGGTGGCCGATATCCTCACGCGGGCGGGCGTCTCTGCGGCCTTCATCGATACTGCGGCATGGCAGGCGGAAAACGACCGGTGGATGCGGTCGGTGAAGTTCAATGCCATCGTCACCAAGTCGACCGGCGCGGCGGCGCTTCTGGGCGAAATCTGCCAGCACGGGATCATGATTTGGTGGGATGGCGAGGCGCAGGAAATCCGCTACCGCGCCAACCGCCCGCTGGACATTGACGAAGCCCCCTATGCCCTGACGGATACGGCGCACTTCCTGGCGGATTCGGTCAGTGTCTCGCGGGATGATGAGCAGCGGATCACGGTCGTAAACTTTCACCACGGCATTTCGGACCCGACCGGCAGCACCACCGACGCGGCGAACTTCGACAAGGCGAATTTGGACGTCGTGCCGGAAAACCTTTATGACCAAGTGCGGATCGTCTCGCTGTTCTCGCGCTGGTTTGGCGCGTCGGGCGACGAGACGGCGGCGGCGGTCATATCCACCCGCCTGCGCAATCGCTACAAGGACACGCCCAAGACGATTGCCTTTACCGTGGATGCGAAGGACCGCGCGGGGCTTCCGCTGGGCCAGGTCGTGACGGTGCAGACGGCGGGAATGCAAGAGGCCCACGGCGCACCCGCCACCGTGCAAATGCAGGTCAATTCCGCCGAGGTCAAAGAGGACCGGGTGGATCTGACGGCGGAAACCTGGGCCTTCACCGGCCGATATGCCTTCCTCGGCCCGTCTGGCCTGCCGGATTACCCCTCGGCCACGGCAGAGCAAAAGCGCAAGTATGTCTACCTCGCCGCGACCCATGCGGGCTTTGCGGACGGCACCCCCCCTTACATCCTGTTTTGAGGTCTCTGCATGGCGACTTTCACCACGCTGTCATTGACGGCCGACGACCCCTGGGCGCTCCCCGAGGCTCTGGCGGTCTACAACAACCCGCTGGCGATTGCCGAAGGGGCGAGCGGCGCCCCGCGCATCAAATTCGCGGCGATGGATGCATGGTTTTCTTCGGTGGGCGAGGTCGGCACTTATGCGCTCCTGTACCGCGTTTCGACTGCTGCCTCGGCGGCAGGGACATTGGTCGCCGGTTCTGCCCTGCGCTACGGCAGCGCGAATGGTGACAACAGCGGGACGCCCTCGGGGACATGGAAGCTGATGGGCTACCTCGCCAACGCCAGCGGCGGGTCGACCGTCTCCCTTTTCATGCGGGTGGCCTGATGGACATTCGCAACCCGCAATACCTCGCTGACGGCCGCATCGATTGCGAGGTGGATCACCCGCAATTCGGCTGGATACCCTACACCGCCGCTTTCGACGATACGGAGCCAATGGGGCAGGCCATTTTTGCCATCGCCCTTGCCCTAGGCCCGGCTGAATATGTGGCGCCTGAGCCAGCGCCTCCGGTGTTTGCACCGGTCTCGCGCCTGCAAGCCAAGGCCGCGCTTCTGATGGCTGGCAAACTTGCCGAAGTCGAGGCGGTCGTGGCCGCGTCCGATGCGCTCACCCAGCTTGCATGGGCCGAGGCGGCGGAGTTTCGCCGCGATAGCCCGACGATTGCCGCCCTCGCGTCTGGCGTCCTGACCGAGGCCGAGCTTGACGACCTCTTTGCAGCCGCAGCGCTGATCAGCTTCTAACCAAGGATCCCCCACATGGTCACTCGGGTAACCGGCGCTGTCACGCGCCCGGATGGCAGCGCATACGCTTCGGCCTCCATCACCATCAGCGGCAGCCCGGCAGGTATCCGCATTGTGGACGGCGCGGCGGTCACGGCGGACACGCTGACGATTGCCACCGATGCGGCGGGGCTGGTCGATTTCGATATCATCCCCGGCAACCATGCGGTGACCATCGGCGGTCGGGTGCGGGGCTTTGTCGTGCCGGATGCGGCGACGGCTGATTTCGCGGATTGCCTGGACGCCCCCGCCATCGTCGCCTATCCGGCTGCGGTGGCCGAAGCGCAGGCGGCGCGGGATGCGGCAGAAATGTACCGTGACCAAGCCGAGGCAGCAGCGGCAGGAGGCGGAAGCGGCGGCGGGCTTTTCGTCGATGGCGGCGCGATCATTCTGGACGCGGCCACCATCGAGACTGACGAGACGCTCTCGTACTCCGCAGGGCTGGGCAAGCGCACCGTTGCCTCGGGTGACGTCGTGGGCTGCATCAAGCAGGGTTGGTCCTACACCGTCCTGCCGCTCGGCGCGACCGGCGCGCATCGCGTCTCTGCCGATGGCGTCCTCCTGCGGGCAAATCCGTCGAATGGCTCGCTCCTGCCGGGCATGTTCGGGGCCAAGGGCGATTACAGCTTCACGACCCAGACCGGCACCGACGACACGGCAGCGTTGCAGAAAATGTTTGCCTATGCCGACGCCAATCGCATCCCCGTCCATATCCCTGCCGGGGCCTATCTGTACTCGGGCCAGCTTTGCAACATGGTCTCGGGCTTCGACATGTGGGGCGTCGGTAAAGGCTCGGTCTTTGTCAAATCCGACAGCTACACGGGCGAGGCTTTCCACATCAATTTCCCGGTCTCTGGCGGAATGCTGGGGGTTTTTGGCTCGGCCACCGGGGGGGACACCTCGGCCAAAAATTACCACGCGACAGGCTTCAACCTCTGGCGCGCGATCAACGTCGCGGGCCAATCCCGCGCCACGGCAGGGACTGCGTTCAAGGTGACGGGTGTCCAAGACCTGATGCGGATGGATCAGATCGGGGTGTTCAACATCCGCGGCTCGGCCCTGGTCTATGGCGGCTACAAGTCGACCGTGCGCGAAATCATTTTGAGCAACTGGAAGATCCGCAACTGCGGTGACGAGAATGCACCTTCGGTCTGGTTCAAGACTGATGTGGAGCACGGCCGGGCTACGGTTTCCGGCACCACGGTCACGTTGACCTCTGGCTCTTTCGCTTACGTTCGCTCGTTGGCTGGCCCGCGCAAGATCCGCGTCATGGGCACGGCCTCGACCACGCCGGAATTGACCATCGCCTCCTTCACCTCGGACACCGTGGCGACCCTGAGCGCCGCACCGGCCAACGATGTGATCGACCAGGCGGCAGTCTGGTACAACGACATGGACGGGCAAAACAACGTCGTGCTGTCCAGCTTCGACATCGTGATGTGCTACGGCCACGCGCTGGAGATTTCCTGCGAGCGCTTGTCTTCGGCTCGCCGGTTCGCTCTGAACGATATGCTGATCCACGGCCACGGCACCATGCCTGATGGTGTTGGTGGGGATCTGATCCGGCTTCGCGGCGCAGTGGGCTATGTGACCTCGCGCAATCTCCGCACCAACTCGCCCGAGCAAAAAGACGGCGCCCGCTATGCCGCTTTGCGCATCATGCCGGGCCAGACGATCACCACCGACAAGCCCAGCGGCTTCGACCTGGATATGAACCTCGGCAACATCGGGGACGCTGGCGAGGGGCAAATCGTCGTGGAGTCCATGGGCAGCGGGCGCATTCGCGGCATCATGAACCTGGGCAGCACCTACACCACGGAACTGATCGTCAACGCTGGCGCGATCCAAGGGACGCTGGTCTATGACATGATGCCGATGAATGGTCGCGGCAATGCACCAGATGGCCTCTTGCAGATCGCGGACGACCAAAAGACCAAGGTCATGATTATCGACCCGACCACGCCTTACACCGCTTCGGCGACGATTTCGGCGGGCGCGGTCACCCTGCCGGATGGCGTCACCACTCTGACGCTCGACACCGAGGGCGCGGCGGCGACGGACGACCTGGAGACGATCATCCTTGGCCCGAACATTCGGCGGGGGCACGAAGTTGTCCTCAATAGCGCCAACAACGCCCGTGATATCACGGTCAAGCATGGCCTCGGCAATATCCGCCTGACCGCCTCGACCGATGCCGTCTTGTCCACGACCACCTCGCGGATTGTTCTGGTTTGGGATGGCATCTATCTCAACCAGATCGGGGCAAGCTTTGCGCTCTCCACGCCTCCGGTCCAGCGGATCACGACGACCTCGGACGGGGTGCTTGCCGCGCCGACCGCAGGGGCCGATGTGGTCATGAGCGATGGACCGCTCACCCGGAACGTCACTTACACCCTCTCGGCCATCGGCGCGGCGAACGGCATGAAGCGCCGGATTACGCGCAATGCGGCGGGGGCCAATACCTGGACCGCCCAAGTCTCTGGCGGGCGCGTCGTCGCGGTTCTTTCGGCGGCGGGGCAATGGGTCGATGTGGTCTTTGACGGCTCCTCCTGGTGGCCGGATGGCGCAGGCACGCTGACGCTTTCGAGCGGTGGCAGCGCCACGGCCCCGGCGCAGGTGACCGGCACCGATGCGACCACGGGCAGCAGCCCCGGCCAGATCATCGTTGTCTGGACCGCACCCGACGATGGCGGCTCGGCCATCACCGGGTATAAGGTCGAGTATCGCACCGGTGCGGGGGCATGGTCTTTCGTCACTGTCGGCGCGGTGACCTCGACCACGATCAGCAGCCTGACGGCAGGCGCCACCTATGATGTGCGGGTGTCGGCAATCAACGCCATAGGGACCGGCACGGCTTCGGCCATTGACACGGCCACGGCGGGCGCGGCGGCGTCTTATTCGGTGGCGATCAGCGGCCTGACCAACAATGCGGAATGGGGCTGGTCGGCGCAATACGGCACCACCCTCACGGCGGCGGTGACGGGGCTGACTGGCGGTGAGACTGTCACTTACGAGTGGCAGGAGGGCACGGTCACCCGCGCCACTGGCACCACGCTTGCCCTGACGGCGGGCGGCGAGTTCGGCGACCGGCAGGTGCTGAACCTGCTGGTGACGATCAACGGCACGCCCTACACAGCTGGCCCCTACACGATCCGCCACGCGCCGCCGACTGCGCTGTCGTCGCTCTCCGACCTGACCGGCACCGAAGGCGATGCGGCGGCGACGGTCAACGTTGCGGCGGCGGTCAGCGGGTCGAGCCTGACCTACACCGTCGATGCCAACTCCATCGGCGCGACCATCGACGCCAGCACCGGCTTGGCCCGCGTTCCGTTCAATACGCCCTTCGCCGCGACCACGATCACGTATCGGATCACGAACAGCGGCGGCACGGTCAGCCGGGCGCATTCGGTGACGAGCAATGCGATCACGATCACGCCTTTTGTCCATTCGATGGAAGCCCTGATCCAGAACACCGCCGCAACGCTGCCGCTGTCTGGCACCCTTGCGACCGTCTCGGGCGCGACCGGGACGCTTGTTGCGGTGGATTGCCGGGACGATGTGGCTTTTACCGTGACGGTCGGCGGCGTGACGGCAACGCTGGTTGGTCGGGCACTGAACTACTCCGACGCGCTGGCCACAAACAAGTCCGTCATGGCCTTCTACTATGCTGCGACGGGCAATGGCGCTTGGTCCGTCGCCCGCGCCGTGGCGGGGTCTGGCACGCTTTCGATCCAAGCCCATGCCTGGCGCGTCACTGGCGGGACCATGCGGTCGTTCAAGCTCGAAACCATGGTCTCGCCTTCGTCCAGCATCAAGAGCCTGACCTACCCGGCTACTTGGCGGAATGGTGACATGGTGATTTCCGCCATGATGAACGACACCGGCCATGCGGTCACGGGCGGGCCGGGGGCTTGGGCGCTCGATGCGAACTTCACCCAGACCTCCGGGCGGGTGGAGGCCTACATCCAGAGCCAGAAGATGACTTCGGATGGCAGCGCCACCTTCTCTTACAACTCTGTCGTGTCGAAGGCGGGTGTCACTTGGGCTGTCCTGACTTGCTCGCAATACCCGGCTGTCATCGCCACCCCGAACGAACCCGTCGTCACGAATTACCTCTACCCGCTCAATCAGGCGCGGACCTCGGTCACGATCCCAGTGGCTGGCACCTATACCGGCGCAAGTGCCGACATCTACGAGCGTGTGGTGGATGGTTCGGGGACGGAAATTGTGGGCTGGACGCTGATCCAATCTGCGGCCACGGGCAACGCGTACTCGGGCAGCTTGACCATCCCTGCGAGCGGCTTGACGGCGCTTTATCGCGAGGCCCGGAAGGGCACGGATGCCAGCACGATCCGGCGCCAGACCGGGAATTTCCAAGTCGGCTTGCTCTACCTTGGGTCGGGGCAATCCAACTTCGGGAAATTCGCGGAAGGGCGCGATGTGCCGCCGACGCTCCACGCTCGGGCCATCGCTTACGAGTGCCAAAACGCGCGGTATCTGGGCAACACCACCATCGGCAACGGGGCGGCGACGTTCCTCAACGAAATGGTGGCCAAGACCGGCCTGCCGTGCATGTTGGCCTATGCTTCGGCGGCTGGTTCCCCGATCCAATACCTCGCGCCGGGGCACATTCCCACGGGCGGCGGGAAGAACGTCTATGACTCCATCCGCGATTACCTCCTGACCTTGCCGGGCGACTCGAAAATCCAGAAGATGCTTTGGGCGCACGGCGAGAACGAAGCGAACGCCGTCACGCAGAAGACCGTGACGCAGTACGGCGACATTCTCGTCGGCCAGATCCAAGCAGGCTATGCGGCGGCGCGGGGGCAGACGATCAGCGACTTCCCGATCCTTGCCACCACGCTCTCGACTTTCGGCGGCAACGAAGGGGCCTCGGCCAATTACAGCTACCGGTGGGGCTACTGGCAGGGCGTTCAGCGGGCGCTTCATGCGTCCTACCCGACCGTGTGGCTCGCGGCCTCGGCCTTGGACATGGTGCGTGACTCGTCCTATCACTACTACGCCAAGTCTACCGAAATCCTCGGCAAGCGTCTGGCGGATTTCGCCCACAAGCTGGACGTCGGCGGGACGCAAAACCCCTGGGCCATCGCCTCGGCCACGGCCACCAGTGCCACCACGACGCGGGTTACGCTGGCGCATTCGCTCGGAACTGACTTCTCGGTCGTGACCCTGCCGCATGAGACCGGGACGACGACGCCACAGGCCGGGACGACGATCCAAGGCTTTGCCGTCTCGGTCAATGCGTGGTCCACCTCGCTCGCCTGTACGGCGGTGAAGGTCAACGCCACCACGATTGACCTCACGCACGCCTCCTGCGCCACCACTGGCCGCAAGCTGCGCTATGCCTGGGGCCTGCAAGGGCAGCAAGGCCAGACCCCGCCGCATATCAGCGACGGCCTGATCGTGGACAACAGCGCGCTCGCCGTACCGCTCTTGGCCGAAACCGACTTCGCGGTGACCTGATGGAGATCGACCGGCAGCGTATGACAGTGACGACGGGCGGTGTGACCCATCGCCCGTCGCGGCGCCCGTGGCTGGTGATCGCCTACCTGTCTGAGCGGCCAGGCCATGTCCGCTCGGTGGATCAGATTGCGGAAGCCATCGGGACGCCGGAGTACGATGACGACGCGGTGCGCTCTGCGATCAAGCGGGCGCGGCACTATGTCGGGGATGCCATCGAGACGCGCTACGGGCTGGGCTATGCGTGGGTGGCCGATGCAGATCGGTGATGACCTCGGCGGCGCGACAGTCTCGCGCATTTGGGTGCAGCGCAATGGCCGCACGGGCGCAATCCTGACGATAGCGGGCGGGGCGGTCATCTTGGGCCTTCCGCCCGGCTTTACTGACGATGACGCGCGGGCGGCGGTCGCTCGGGCGCTCCAGAACGCCACCCCGGCGCGGTGACACGCAACCGGGGCGGCTAACCCGCGCACAGGAGGCGCAAGGCTGAGATGGACATGAGGTCACCATGCCGAGTCGGCAACATGACGAAAAGGACAGGGCGGTGAGCGATCAACCGGGCCTCATCGAGGCTTTCAATCAGATGCTCGGCGGCGCGCTGACATCCTTCGTGGGGGCGCTTGTGGGCCGCGCGATGTGGCACAGCGGCGAGGTGCGGGCCAAGCGGCGGCGCATGTTCGGCCCGGAATTGCTCTGGGAACTGCCCACGGCGCTCGGCATGGGCTTCGTTGGAGAGGGCGCGTCTGGCTATCTTGGGCTGGAGAGTGGGTCGCGGACGGCGCTGATCGTGGCTCTGGCATACCTTGGCCCGCGCGGGGCGCAGGCGCTTGCGGAGCGGATTCTTGGGGGGCGCGAAAAATGACCTTCACCCTCTCGCCGCGCTCGCGTGGCAACATGGCCGGGCTTCACCCGGATTTGGTCCGCATTGTCGAGGGCGCGATCCTTTCGACCACGGTCGATTTCGGCGTGACCGGCAAGGCCGTGCGCACCGCCGAGGAACAGCACGCGCTTTACCTGCGCGGCGTCTCGCAGATCGACGGATACAAGCGCAAGAGCAACCACCAGCCGTGGGCCGATGGCTTCGGCCATGCGGTCGACCTTACGCCCTATCTGGACGGCAAGCCGATTGTGGACGACCGGGCGCACGCGCTTTATCCCGCCGTCGCCTCGGCAATGTCGCGGGCGGCTTCGGCCTTGGGGCTTGCCGCGCGGCTCACCTGGGGCGGCAACTGGTACGAGACGATGGCGCGCTACGGCTCGGCCCCGGAAGACATGACGGCGGCAATCGCGCGCTACAAAGCCAAGCACCCCGGCCCGGATTTCATCGACGGCCCCCACTTCCAACTCACCTGAAAGGAAAGCACATGCTCTGGACTACTGTTTTCGCGCCGCTCGTGCGGCATGGCCTGACCTATGGCGGCGGGCTTCTGGTCGCGGCTGGCTATCTCGACGCGGGACAATCCGAGATCCTCGCGGGCGCGGGCCTCGCCGTGGCTGGCGTCCTCTGGTCGGTGCTTGAGAAACGCGCGGGCTGGATGCGCTGATGTGGCCCGCCCGGCTCAGGCGCTGGCGCGGGGTCAGACCTCGGGCCAGTCTGCGGGGCGGTATCCGGCGATATAGGCGCGCATGAGCCGGGCGGTCTGATCGGTGATCGCCTTCGCCCCGCGCTCCATGTCGGACACGCTCGCCTTGCGCGACAGGCCCAGCATTTGCGCCGTCTGCATCTGATCGAGGCCCAGCGATTGCCGGGCCTCTTTAAACTCGGTGGGGGTCATTGGACGCCCACCCACACGCGACAGCCGACCTTCGCGGCTTCAGCTTGGGTCATCGGGGCAATCCCCAAGCCGACCGGAAAAAACACCATATCGTCATCGGGGCTGAACGTGCCTTCGGCCCAATATCCGCCTTCTGCGATGATGCGGGCATTCTTGAGGATCGTGGCGGGGTGAAAATCGTCGCGGTCGGACATCAGACCGCGCGCTTTGCATTCATTCCACAGCGCCAGCATGCCGGGGTGCACGTCGGCATCATAAGCATCCATCGCCTCTTGACTGGCCCGCTTGCCCAAAAGGCCACCCGCCACCAGCGGCATAGCGTCGATTTCGGCCTGACGGGCGACAAGGGTTTCGATCATGGCTTTGATCTCATCGCGGGTCATCATCGTTTCTCCCGTTGTGCGGTGCATCACCGCGTTTCCATGCATACAGATATACGCTAAGCGTAACAGCATGGCAAGGGGTGAAATGCGCTCAGCGTAACTTTTTTTGCGCGGGGTCAAGCGGTGGCGGGGGCGGCGGTGAGGTGTCAAGCTATCCTTGACGAGTGCTGTTTTCCCTGCCATACAAGGCATGTTCACGGAGAGGGTAGCGGTCGGCGATCTTTCCGGGCGGTGGTCGCTTCATGGCGTCTGCCGCCCTTCCACATTCCAGGCTCATGTTCGCAAACCGCAGGAAAGCGAACACGTCGCCCGCAACATGTAAGCCCCCGTTACAGGTTGACAACGCGATTCGCCCCGATCCCGCCATCAACGCCGCTTGCCGCTAGGGGATTCACAGCAACGCAGGGGTGTGGTATGGTGGCGGGGCTGGTCGCGACCCGCTGAAGGGCGAGGAGGGCACCTGCACCCGCGCCCATCGGGTAATCTGGGCAACCGCTCTTTGGATGATGCCCTTTTAGCTCAGTGGCAGAGCAGCCCCTTTGTAGCGGGCCGGTCGCGGGCTCAAATCCATGCAAAGGGCGCCATCCAGAGCGCGGATTGGCCGAGCGGGCAGGCTTTACCGGACGCGGGGACGGTGGTTCGAATCCATCATCCGCGCTCGCCTCACGTCCGCAGCCCCTGGCCGGGTCACGTCACCCGGTTACGCTGCGGGCATCATGGCAGGCTCTCACCCGGTGCATAGTGGAAGATGGCAAAGTCGCTCTTCGCAATGCACAGCGCCGCGTCTCCGATGGACAAGCGAGTAACGAGCCGGTCGATCCGCAGCGATTGCGGGCCGAACTCTGTGTAATCCACGGCGCCGCAAATGCTCCGACCGGTCATCGTATCCATCGGCGGCGGATCGCCCTCAATCGCGCCCGGGAACACGAGCGCCGCGCCGCTCTCAAGGCGAAGCGCAACGAAATCGTTTTCGCGCACGATGCCCACGACAGGGCTGCGGTAATCGCGATCCATCAGATCGCTGGTGGAAATCTCACACGGCATCATCGCCTCCATTTCTTCATCGGGTCACGCTGCGGGCTTCTTGCCGAAGTGCCAATCATGCTCCAGCCACTTTTCGCAGCACGGGCACCCTGCCTCATATTCGGAGCATCGCGGCCCCCAGATGCGGCGAACATAGACCCACGATAGCCAGCGGTCGAGCATCATCGCCTCCATTGTTTGCCGGTTGTTTGCAGCGCCCCGCACCGTGCGCAGATGCACAGGTCAGGACTCGCCCCGAAACCGCTTCAGCGCATCGCGCATCTCGGCAGCTGTTGCACGGTGGCCGGGCGGGTGCTGGAGCGTGACCGAGTTGCCGTTGACGGATACGACGGTCACTCCATCGGCCCGTGAGACGCGCGAGAACTGGCCTTCGCCGTTACCCCAGATTTGGCCGGAAAGGACCAACCGCATCTTGTCGGCATACTCGCCCGGCTTCATGGGCAGGCCATCCTCGCGGCATGAGACGCTCATCCGCATGGAGCAGTCACTCGGCACTGGATGCCCGAGCCATCCGGGCGTTTCGGCGGGGATCAGGTCAACCCCACATTCGTGGCATTTGGCCATCAGTCTCTCCACTTTATGCGCTCCGGTTCGCCGAACCTGACACCGCGCCGCCATCTTGGCAAAAGCGGCAATCCGGGTCCAACAAAACAAGCGAGGTTGACGATATATCAGCACATTGGCGGGCGGGCTGGTTGCTTACACCGAGTGCTCGCCAGGTTCAGGCGAACATGTCGGCCTGCCGCCCGCCTGCCGAACGCCGCCGCGACTGGACACCCTTTGCCCGCGTCTTTGCGTCGTAATGGTTGTGGCACCGCTGGCACCAGGCGCGCAAGTTCTCGTCGGCGCAGTTCTCGGGCTGGTGGTCAATGTGCGCCACGGTCAGGACGATCTTGACCATCGGCTGATCGCCGTAGGCCGCGGGGTAGTTCATCCCATAGCTTTTCCCGTCCTCTGCGGAAAAGACGCCTCCGTCTTCCGTGATGTAGACAGGCTCAGGGTAATCCTCGCAGTTCACCCTAGTGACGACGGCGCCATTCTCCACCCCGCACTTCTGGCACTTGTTGCCTGCGGCCTCGCGGATTCGCTTGGAAATGGCCTTCCAGTCTTTCGGGTATCGGTCCTTGTTCTCTGATCGGATCGGCATCGAATCCTCCTAACGTGCCCCACGGGCTTTTCTGGCGTGGGGCACTATCGCCAAACGCTTTGAATATACAGAAATTTTGTATTGGGTGGTGGGCCCGGAGGGAGTAGCGCCCCCACCACCAGGAACAGAACAGGCCGGAAACGAGAATGTTGCCAAGCCTGTTGCCATCGCCTTAGGCGATTTCCCGATCCGTCTGCTATGTCGTTGAAATCCTTTGGAGGCGGGTACCGGAATCGAACCGGTCTTCACGGATTTGCAATCCGAAGTAACGCCTTGATTCCATTGCCTGCACTGTTGCCAAAACGACCGGACATAGCGAAAACGAATCGGGAAAGTTGCCACGTGTTATCCGCGAGACTTCACGCCAGATGCAATGGCGCCAAGCATGGCGCGGATCACGGTCAAATCACGATCCTTCATATGGCTTCCGTTGTAGAACCATTGCGCTTCCAAGTCGCCATCTTCCATGTTCCATTCCATGGCGACACATGCCCAGAACATTTTGAACTCATCCGGATTGAGCGCCATAAAGTCGGCGGCAACCTTCTGTCCATCTTTCACCCTTCTCTCCTTTTCATCGCTTCAATGGCCCGCGTCTTCTGCCGCGCGGCCCCGGCATACTGCGCCACCATGGCGCCAGTCTTGTGACCCGTGATCGACTGGATCAGGGCGTCGTCGCAGCCCGCAGCGGCAAGCTCAGCCGCCGCCGTGTAGCGCCACGAGTGCATGTCGTAATCCTCGGCGCCGATCCGCTTTCGGATAATCAGCACCATCTGCGCCAGCCCTCGATAGCTGGTCGGCTTGCCGTTTTCTTGGGCCAGGATCGTCAGCCCCCGGCGCGGGGTAGCGTCCAGCGCGGCCCGCAGCGCCTTCGTGAGGGGGATCCAGAGCCGCGCCCCGGTCTTGCCCTGCTTGACCACGATCCCGCCATCCCTGAGGTCGTCCCAGCGCATCCTGACCAGATCCCCGGGGCGCTGGCCCGTGCCGATGCCAAGCTCCAGCGCGGCCCTCTGGCGCGACCCTAGCGGGGCGTCCTTGTCGGCGCGGTAAGCCTTCACCAGATCGGCGGGCCACGGCTCGCGCTTCTCGGTATCTGCCTTGAGGCTTTCAACCTTCTTTGCCGGGTTATCCTGCCGCCACCCAAGGTCAATCGAATGCTCGAACAGTATCCGCAGAACCTGCACGATATAGTTGGCGAAGCGCACCGCGTCCTTGTTCGCCATCTGCGCCCGGATCACGTCCTTGCGCTGCATCCGCTCGACCGGCAGGGGGCCTAGCTTGGCCTCGACCCATGCCAAGACCTTCTGATAGTCGGCCTGCGTGCGGGGGGCCAGCTTCTCCCATCGGGTCGATTTCTGATAGCTGCGGATGAGCGCGACGAATGACCGCCCGCCCCGGGCCACCATCGGCGCCCCTTCCATGGCGCGGGCGACCTCCAGCATAAATGCCGTGGTGCCGGGTTCGGCGTGCAGCCGGATCGAAGCCTGCCCACGCTTGTAGAAGTAGACCGCGCCAGACGGCTTGCGGTAGACGTGCTTGGGCAGCTCTTTCTTGGTCATCTGCGCAGGTCCAGAAGGTCGAACGGGTCTTGCGGTGAGGCGGGGCCTTGCCAGGGCGGGATAAGGTCAAGCTTGCCATCGGGGCCATAGCTGATGCGATAGCCATTCTTAACGGCCATGGTGATCAGCTTTGCGCGCTCTCGGGCGATGGGGTCGGCTTGCGATACGGCGCGGGTCATGTCGTCTCCTTCCCGGCGCGGGCGGCGAGTGAAGCGATAAGACGCGGGTTTCCCATGATTTCTGCCAGAGCCTCTTGCACCCAATACTTCGCATGTCGCCCTTGCGGAGCGCTTTCGGTCGAGTGAAAGTCGAGAGGGTCGCCCGAAAGCAGCCACTCGGGCGAACAGTCGGTTAGGGCGCAAAAAGCCATCAGCGCCTTGCTAGACGGCATGGCCTTGCCTTGCTCCCACTTTAGGGCAGCTTGCGCCGAAACCCCGCACGCTGCTCCAACGTCCTTCAATGTGTGCCCGTGTCGCGTTCTGGCAACGCGGAAACGTTCCCCATCCATCACCGCCCCTCCATCTTCGCCAGCACGGCGCGGGCGCGTTCGCCGCGGTCATACGTCACTTCCGGCATGGGGAAGTCCAAGATCAGCCCCTCAAACGTCTCGATCTCCTCCGGGGTCGGAGGCTCTAGCGGGCGGTCTTTCCAACCGTCCTCGGCATACCACCGCAGCGCCTCCAGCGCCTCCGCAAGCAGCGGGTCGGGGGTGCGGGTGTTCCAGGCGGCGATGGCGGATTGCTTTGAAGCCTGCATTGCCTCTTTGGTTGGCTCTTGTCCGCGATACCTAACGGTGTCGCCATAGACCTCGGCCCCGCACCCTTCGACACAATAAACAGCGCCATGGCCGCCGCACTGATCATCATCGTGCATATAGTCGTCTTCGGCGCCTCCCCCGCAAAACGGGCAGGGCTTGAGTTCCGGTGCGGTCATTCGTTCCCCCGTTGTCTGATGGCGGCGGCGATTTGCTCCGCTACGTCGCATTCTTCATGCGCCTCAGCTTCCACCACCTTCGCGCAGGCCTCCCGCTCCTCTGCGCGGATCAGCGGCGCGATCTCGGCAAGGAGGGCGCGGGCTTGGCTTTGGATGCGGTCAAGGAGGGCAGCCTGAGCCTTTCGGCCAGTCTCCGTGATCGGCATAGCGTCGGCCGGATAGCTGACGGCGTGG